CAAAGTCTTTTTTTATGTTGCCTCCGATCCTATTTCGTTGCTCACCATAGCCATCCTTTACCAGTTGCTTTGCAGCTTCGCTAAAGTTACCATTATGCTCTAGTGTCGCATAGATAGCGAATGGCTTATATCCTTTGCCAGTGTCAAACTCTGTGCTTGTGCTAAATACTTTAAATAGTCCAAGGCCTTTGTGATAATCGGCCGAGATGTGCGAGTCAGTCTTGCCGGGCCTTTTAAGAAAGTCACGCTCACCACGCGACTCTATGTAAGTCCAGCCATGCGCCTCAAGTAGTGCCACCACATCACATTTGCTATTGTAGTCATCCCACGGCGTTGTTTGGTAAGTGTCCGAGTCAGCCACTACTTGCGTGCGCACCTCTTTGACCACTTCATTGAATGATCTGCAAATTGAGAGGATACTATCTCTCTGTTCCAGAGAGATTATATTCACCTTAAATTCTTTCTCTTTTGTGTAGCCTTCGGATGGCGGCGCTAATACATAGCCACCCTCACCGCGCGTCTCAATTAACACAATCTCTTTTGCGTGTGGTGTTTCTTTTAGTTCATCTTTTGTTGCGTTCCGCATGGCAAGCTTTTGATTGCCTTGCACCTCTTCGCATCGGTAGTACAAATGATAACCGCCGGACTTTGTGCGCACTACATAAAGTAGCGGCATAAGATCAGCCAGTGCATCTTGTAGTCTTTGCCAAAGGTTGCCGCTCACATCATATTTAAGATCAACATCTATAATCTCAAGTCCGCCAGATACGGCACCACCTATGATCGCAATGTTCTTGCAACGATCATTTGTGAACTGGTGTTGTATTGTTGCATCATCCATGATGCTTGACTGAAATTCCGTCCAAGGAAAAACGGCACGCTTATTTTCTCCGATTGGTATAACAGAGAATCCTTGCTTTGCATAGTAGTTGGCTGCTTTTATCATTGGTTAATTTCTTGCATTTTATAAATTGTTCTCACTTCAAATCCTAGTTCTTGTAGTTGCTCATGCCGGTACTTTTGCAATTCACTAAGCCGGCCTTTTTCGGCCTTGCACTCTATAAAGAATGTCTTGCCATCTTTTAAAAGCATAAGGTCGGGCATCCCGTTTTTATTGCATTGTATTATTTTTACAACGTACCAGCCTAGCAATTCAAAATGTCGGATCACTTTACTTTGTAGAATACTCTCTCTCAAGTTCTTTAAGTTTTGGGTTAACTTCTTTAATAAATTTCTGCTTGACCATTATGTATAATGGTTGCTTTTTTTCTTTTGCGGGTAATGCCTTACGGCCTCGTGTTTCTTTTTTCATTTAGAATAGTTTTTGTTGTTTTGTATGATTGTTAATGCGATCCATTGCTTTGTTATAGTATTCAGCATCAAGCTCGCACGCGGTTAAATCAAATTTGTAATCGTGGCAAGCTATTGCTATTGATCCGGAGCCTAGGTGCGTGTCTATAATCTTATCACCTGGCTTTGCGTATTTATCAAGTAGCCATTTGTAAAGAGCTACCGGCTTTTGAGTTGGGTGTATTCTTAACTCTTTATTTTTCATATTTTCTTGAAGCATCCCTTGCCATTTAAATTTATATTTTCTAACTGAAGTTTTAAAACTTGTCCAAGCTAACTCACAATCTGCAAAATCTGTATTGCCGTTATCTTTATCCCAAACTATCCAACAAGATGAATCAAAAGGTATTTTACTTATAAAATGATTAGCACCAAAAATAATTTGGTTTTTACTTACTCTTATTAATTCGTTAAAATATTCAATATTTGGAGAACTAATATCATTTCCTGCAAAAGCTTTATAATCTTTAGGCTTAGCAAGGCCTCCGGTTCTAGTTTTATTTTTAGATCCGTCTTCGCCTATCCCATATGGCGGATCAACTATGGCCAAATCAAAGTGCTTATCCGGGTAGCGGGCCATTAAGGTCATGTTATCTTCGTTGGTTATTGTTAGCATGCTGCAAACATAATCTAAATAAATTTAAAAAAAAAGTTTTTTTATTTAAAATAAATACTTTAGTTTTGTCTTATCGTTATAAAACAAACGATATTTAATTTATGGCTTTATCAAATTTAGGAGGTGTTAACACAACTTACCTCAGTGTTGCGGACGGCAACTTAGTACGCCAACACAAACAAGCAACCGAGCGCACAACGGAGCGCTTAACAAAAACCGGCAAGCTAGTATATGAAGAGAGATTTAAGGATCTCACTGCAACACTAGAGAACATCACCACGCGCACCAATGACTATGGCACGCAGTGGCAATTGCATTTTAAGGATGGTGATGCTAGCTATGTAGTTAGCTTGCCTTATTCCAGTCGCTATGCATCAAGCTTTTTAAAAGCATTGCCAAATCTAGACACATCTAAAGATGTACGTTTTATGCCTTGGGCAATGAAGGACAAGCTTGACGCTACAAAGATCATCACTGGTGTAACTTTGTATCAAGATGGCGAGAAAATTGCACCAGCTTATACCAGAGAGGATCCAAACGGATTGCCACAAATGGTGAAGATCAAGGTCAAAGGCAAAGAGCAGTGGGATGATTCCGACATGATGCAATTCCTAGAGCAAATGGCATTTAAACTTTTTGCAGATGCAAATGATAACAATCCAGTGCTTGACGCTGAGGATGAAACACCTTTTTAGTTGGTGATTATTGGTTAGCGGTTTGCAGCTTCCGTACAAAAAGCTGCACTTTTTTAAACCAATAAATATTTTTTATGCCAGTTGTAAAAATTACAAAAGAAACAGATTTGATCTTTAATGAAGATAGATACTTTATTAGAGTAGATGGAAAATTTATAAAAGGCTTTGCTACTTTAGAGCAAGCCGAAGAGATAGCAAACCAGATCGCCAAGAACGGCGGCAGAGAAAAAACAGATGAGATCACCATTAAAGAAATTATATGCTAATCAAAAATCAAACATCAAACCAGCTAACATTTAAAGACGGCCGATTCTACACAGATGAAAACGGCAACTATTTCCCTAGTGCCACCACTTTGCTTGAGGCATACCCAAAGCCAGCACAACTTATCATGTGGATGAAAGAGGTAGGCAGCAAAGCGGATGAGATCCGTGACGCAGCCGGCAAGCGCGGATCAAGTGTGCATCAACTGACTGAGGACTATGATCAAGGCATTGAGTGTACTTTGCTTGACGAATATGGCAAGCCTAAATACTCACTTGAGGAATGGTCAATGTTTGAGCGCTATGTTGAGTTCAGCGTAAACCATAAGCCAGAGCATCATTTAGTTGAACAAACATTTATCAGCAGTGGCTTAGGCTTTGCTGGCACTATTGATCGTGTATGCACTATTGATAGCAAGACTTATGTGCTTGACATTAAGACCAGTAACGGCATTTACAATTCGTACTGGTTGCAGTTGGCTGCATATCGTGAATTATATAATGCAGCATTAGATCACACAGAGGCCATGCCGAGGATTGATGGCGTGGCTATCTTATGGCTAAATGCTAAGACTAGGACTGCCGGCAAAGGCGATGCCATACAAGGCAAAGGATGGCAGATGGTGACTGAGATGGACACCACAAAGCAGTGGTCATTATTCCAAGCCGTCCAGCAATTGTGGCACGCAGAGCATGAGAATGATAGGCCAAAAGAATTTAGTTATCAACTTTCTCACAAAAAGTAATAACTTTATCCCATGACTACCAAAAGAAAACGATTATATTTTGACATTGAGACCAGTGCAAACATCGGTTTCTTTTGGCAAAGTGGGTTTAAATTAAACATTGGGCCACAAAATATTATTAAAGAGCGTGCAATCATTTGCATTTGCTATAAGTGGGAAGATGAGAAAGAGACACATGCTTTGACTTGGGATAGCAAGCAGAATGATAAAAAGATGCTCAATGATTTTATCAAAGTGCTTAACACGGCAGATGAGATCATTGGACATAATGGTGACAAGTTTGATCTTGCATGGGTGCGCACTAGATGTTTGTTTCACGGCATTGACATGTTCCCAAAATACACAACGATTGATACTTTGAAAGTGGCGCGCTCAAAGTTTAAGTTCAACTCAAATAAACTTAACTACATTGCTACGTTTTTAGGGATCGGCCAAAAGATTAAAACAGAGTTTGATCTTTGGAAAGACATCGCATTAAAAAATGACAAGGTAGCACTTGCTAAGATGGTGAAATATTGCAAGATGGATGTTGTATTACTTGAGAAAGTACACAAGCTTTTAAATAATCACATAGATGCCAAGACGCACTATGGTGTTATCTTTGGCGAGTATAAAGGCACATGTCCAGAATGTGGATCGGATGATTTGCATAAACATAGCAGACAAATTTTATCTAGCGGCACAATTAAAATAATTTATAAATGCAAGACATGTGGGAAATTTCACCGAAAGACGGACAAGTAGGCGGATCGCATTATAAGGATTGCAAGATCCAGCCAACTGAATTTATACATGCAAATAATATACCTTTTATTGAGGGCAACATTATCAAGTATGTGATAAGACATCGCAACAAAAATGGCATTGAAGATTTAAAAAAGGCAAAGCACTACATTGATCTATTAATACAATTTGAATATGAGACTACCAAAGTTATTTAATAAAATGAAACTATCCGAGCAAGAGACATGGCTTACTAATAAGCTGGCAGAGGTGCATGGCATTGAACAAGAAATAAGACGTTATCTTGCTAAGGTACGCGGCGGCCAAATTATTTTCACGCCTAGTGATCAATTAGATCGTTTGGATGAAATAGAATTAAAGAAAGATGCTTAAGATCAAAATCATATATCGCAAACTTGGCAGAGAGCAAGCACACGGCCTTGCCAGTAGCGATGGTGTTATTGAAATTGACGAGCGATTAAAAGGCAAAAAGCATCTAGAAATATTAATACATGAGGTATTGCATTTGCTTTATCCTCGTAATTCCGAGGCTACCATAGTAAAAAATTCAGTCATGCTTACACGCATTCTCTGGAAAGAGGGTTACAGACGTGTGGATCAAAAAGAGGACGAGCCGCTACAAGACGGCTTAATATAACATTGCATAGCCTTTGAGCAATTAAATATGATTAGGCAAAAGGCCGGCAAAAATAACAATAATAGAAATAATTATAGTAATTAGGGAATGCCGGCCTTATCTTTTTGACACATATTACATTAACATAAGTCAATATTTTAACTTTTTGACATGCAACTAAGAGACTATCAAGTAGACATAGCAGAGCAAGCAATTGACATCTTAAGAGAATTTAAGCTTGTTTATTTGGCGATGCAAGTGCGCACTGGTAAGACGATCACCAGCTTGCATATTGCTAGTTTATATGGTGCAAAGAAAGTATTGTTTGTAACTAAAAAAAAAGCAATCTCAAGCATAGAGGATGACTTTAAGCAGTCCAATTGTTTATATGATTTACTGATCATTAATTATGAAAGCGTACATAAATGCGTACAGAATTATGATTTTATCATTATAGATGAGGCGCATGCATTGGGCCAATACCCACAACCATCGGAGCGAACTAAAGCATTAATGATTTTATGCATAGGCAAACCGATCATTTATTTAAGCGGCACACCTAGTCCAGAGACTTATGCGCAGTTTTATCATCAATTCTGGGTGAGTAGTTTTAGTCCATTTAAAGACTTTAAAAACTTTTATGCATGGCACAAAGAGTATGGCATTCCGGCCAAGAAATATGTTTATAACAGAGAATTGGCAGATTATAGCAAAGTGAAGCAAGAGCGCATCCAGTCGGACATCCAGCATTTAATGTTGACTTATACGCAAGAAGAGGCTGGATTTGAGTCTTTAGTGCAAGAGACGATCTTATATGTAAAAATGAGTGATAAGGTTAAGTGGGCAGTTGATAAGATTAAAAAAGATAAATTGTTCAAGACTAAAGATGGACAAGTTGTGCTTGCAGATACGGCGGTCAAAGAGATGCAAAAGATCCATCAAATTTGTAGCGGATCAGTCAAGACTGAGGATGGCAATGCGGTAATCTTTGATGACACAAAAGCTACATTTATTAAAGAGCGATTTAAAGGCCAAAAGATAGCCATATTTTACAAGTATATTGCAGAGGGCATGCAGCTAAGATACACATTTGCTGGGCGTATTATAGAGGATCCAATGGCCTTTAATGAGGCAGATGGTGACGCAGTGTTTATTTCCCAGATCCAGTCGGGCCGTGAAGGCATAAATCTAAGCAGCGCAGAGGCGCTTGTCATGTATAACATTGACTTTAGCGCCGTAAGTTATTGGCAATCAAGAGCCAGAATGCAGACAAAAGACCGCAAATCCGCCTCACATGTGTACTGGATATTCACTAGTGGCGGCATTGAAGATCGCATTTTTGGGATGGTACAGAATAAAAAAGACTTTACTTTAAGTCATTTTAAAAAAATATTTTTTTAATAAATAAAAATACTTTAGCTTTGTTTCATAATCAAAAACATCAATTATGAACAAGTTAAAAAGTCCTCAACAAAAAGCAAACGAGCGCTACGCTCAAGAGTCAATCAAGCCAATGTATGCATTTATCATTGTATGCGTTGCATTTTTAATCACCGCTATAATGCAAAATTTATGAGGCCTTATTTGATTTTCATTTATGAATTGACATTTTTTATGGTAGTGTCAATTCCTTTAGCAATCACGTTGTATTTAACCGCAACGCTTATTTCAAAAATTAAAAACTTTTAACATGGCGAATCACCAACAATGGCAAGACCTTACGATCATAGAAAAAATTGATCTGGTAGGCAAAGTTACACACCTTTTACAAAATGACGAGGATAGCTTTAATGCTTTTAAAAGCTGGGTAGGAGCAAGTGAATTGCTTGGATTGTTTAACGAGGTAAAAATCAACAATGAAGGAAATTCTTAATTACATTAAATTGTACACTGGATGCAATGAACACGCTTTAAAGCGTATTGAGGCAATGCTAGAGCCTAGACTACAACCGGTAGTTGTAGAAAAAATAGTAAAAGTTGAGAAAATTGTGCATCGTAAATTAAAGCCAAAAGTAGTCATTGAAAAATGGGCAGAGACTTACCTTGCAGAAAATGGCTTAACATACAAGCAAATGCTGGACAGATCACGCAAGCAAGAGATCGTTGATCTAAGGTATGACTTTATAAAAGCTGCTTATTTTAACGGCTATAATTGTACCTCAATTGCTAGGTTTCTAAAGCGCGATCACTCAACTATTATTTATGCAATAAATAGCTAGTTTCCCCACTAGCATTTCGCACGGCTCGCAAAGATTGTTTTCTTTGTGGGCCGTTTGCTTTAAAGCTTAGATTAAAACAAAACCATTCTTGTCAACTTTGCCCGCATTATGTAACGCTTTTAATTCTGCAATAGACTTGCCAAATGTTTTTTGAAAATGTGGAGCGTCTACGAATTTCCAGTCGCCACCCCACTCGTAGCCATATCTTTTAAAAATAGCTACAATCTCTTGCCAATCACTTTTACCATCGCCATCAAAGTCAGTCTTTAAATCCCAACTTGCAGTCTCAAAAGTGCCATTCTTATCTTTGTCAACTAACAAAACAATATCAATAGCTAATCCGTAATTATGGTATGAAGAACCGCCACGTGCGTTTGTAACTATTGAACCAGGCTTTGTTCTACCTTGTGCAAATAATGCATCTTGCTCGGCAAATGTTCTAAGCGTATAAGCAAAGCGACAAGCTGCCGTGCCAGTTAAAGCTGCAACGATTTCATCGTACATAGTTAACGCTTCGTCTCTTAATTTAGGGTGGAGCAATTGGATTCGCTCTAATGTTTTTTGGTCTCTCATTGTTATAACATTTTAATTATAAAATATGTCAATAACACCACCCATAAGATTGCTCCTATAAGTAATGCTCTTTTTTCGTTATTCGGCATTTTCTTTCTTTTTAAAAATCTTTTCGACACTAGTAAGGCCTAAAGTACCAAAGGCAAGCATCGCCACCGCCTCAACTAAGATAGCACTGGGAGCCGTATGCTCTTCGCTAAATTGATTATGGTACATAGTCACACAAAGTGCTATTGTGCAAAGTAAACCGCAAAGGCGCTTCATACTAAAGCGGCCGTTCTCTTCTTGGAAAAATTGTTTCATATATTATAATTGACTGAATTGAAAAACTACTAAAAAGATTAATATTATTTTTTGCCAAGCATGGTATTTATCCATTTTTTCAAGTTCTCGCTCTCTTGCTTGATAAGTTTCCATGTTAGCCTCGTAGCGATATTTGTAATTCTCAAGCTTGCTAGCTTTATAAATGTAGACATTGAGTAAAGAGTCATCTTTTATGCTTTTATTTTTTAAAGAATCTATTGTCTTATTGTATCCGATATACAAAGCATTGATTTCTTTGCCTTGATCTATGGTCATTATTACAACAGAGTCATCCTTAATTTTCTTTATTTGCGGATATTGCGAAAAGCTTGAAACTGACACCAGTATCATTGCTAACACTATCCAAAGTCGCTTTAACATCATTTAACTCTGTTTTTAATATTGTCACCTCTTGTTTTAATTCAGTAATTTTTGCAACTGCTTGCTGCACCAGTTCGGCCTCTTTTTTAGATGCCTTTGCTTGCACCTCAACAGACTTAGCATTGGTTGCGCTTACTTGCTCCATAAGCTTTGCAAACTCAATATCCTCTTTTGTCTCTATGCTTGGCTGCTGGGCCGTTGCCGTGCATCCAAATATAAATATAAAAAATATGTACCTCATTACTTAATATTTTGAATTTTGCCTAGGCTTTCAAGTGTGCTAAGTTTAGCCGTTGCCGCAGCCAATGATGAGTCACATCTTCTTAAGGCCACTTGCATCACATCAACTTTATCATCTAGCTTTTCGACCTTTACATTTTGTGTGGTGATCTGGTCTTTGAACGTAGTACGGACGTCAATGTATAAATATGATATTGCAAGCAATACTAAAAAAAGCGTTGCAACTATTGGATTTTTTGCAAAATCCTTAAATGTCATTGGTAGTGTCATAAAATCTTTTTAAAATATCCTATTTGAAATTCTTTGTTAGTATTGATGTTTAGTTGGATCTGGCCTTTGTATGGAGTCTTGTAAATAAGTCCGGCTCCTAGTGTGCCTTTAGTTGTGGCATTGCCACCTATATAAAGTTCACCTTTAGGCTGGTAAGGTATGCGCAGTTCACGCACCTCTTTAATGATCTTATGTGTAATGCTTGCGCTTACTGATCTGCCAAAGATTGCATTTTTGCTGATCGTGTCAGTGATGGCGATTGTGCCATCTTGTATGCTTATTGTGTCCTTATAGATATGCTTAGCGAAATACTCTTTAAGTATCGCCATGGTGTCAACTGGTGTGCTTACGGATATTGTATCGTATATTGTAGTATCTTTTCGGATATCTTTGCCTTTACGATATATAAGCGAGTCATGCTTTATTTCAAGCGTGTCGGTTGTAATGACAACGATAGGATCGCTTGCCTTGTAAGACTTGCTTAAAAGTAGTGCAATGACTAAAAGTGATATGAGTAAGAAAAACCTAGTCATATTTTTTAGTTGCTTTATAGTAATATCTTATTGCCATAAAACCGGAAATAATAGCAACCAAGCCGGCCACTAAAGTCACAAAAGGTTGTGCTTGGGTTACTGACAATGTCGCGGCGGTCATTGAGACGCCGGTATTGATTAAAGCTTGGCTGCTATCTTGAGTCATTTAGTCTTCGTTTTTAGGTTCCTCTTTAGGCTTTTGATCTTCTGCTAACTTACCAAAGAAGTTTAACAATGGCAACCCGAACTCAGTTGGGATTTTGTTGATGAATGCTTGAAGCTCGTTCAAGTCTTTTTCGCTTAATTGTAACATAAAATTTAAATTTTTACAAATATAGTTAAATATCTAATTAAATACCTTCTTCAATAGATTCCTCAACAATTGGTTCTGGTTGAGGAGGTACTGGAGGCACATAATCACCTGTGATTGTTACATCAATTTGTTCTGCTACCCAATTGTAAGCATACTCGTTTGTTGCCCAATTATCGTAATCTTCTCCTGTCATTGTTAAGTTACCTTGTTGTAACTGACTTTGAGTATCACTTAAAAGTGCATAATAGAAAGTAGCAGATGTGCTTAGATTGTCATTGATGCAATAAGCGTTAAGTATTACTGCCGTTCCTAAGTTTAGTGGGAATACCACAGGTTGAATTTGTTTCATTTTTATTTTATTTTAAATTGTTATGTCATTGTAAGGCTCTTCCACCCGCTTGATGTATAAATATAAAGACCTTCTGTTGCATCAGTACAATAGAATATCAATCCTACCGCAGGACTTGATATTGCATTTCTTTGTGCATTAGTTCCTCTTGGTGGTAGGAAGCCACGAGTTGTGCTATCTACTTGTAATTGAGCAGAAGCGTTTGGAGCTGTGGGTGCTGCATTTCCTCCATTAGTTGCAGTAGTTACAAAAAATTGACCATAATTATTTGAAAATCCATTTCTAATTTCAAAATAATAAGTATTATTAGATTGTCTACCAAATGCAAATCCTCCCATTCCTAATTGGTCAGCACTCATAAATCTATTTGCTGAACTAGCGCCACCACTTGTATCTATATTTAACAGATTAAAATTAAAAGTTACCACATTACGAAATCTTGTAGTACCATTTACATCTAACCTAAAGCCTGCGTCTGTAAAAGTACCACCTGATTGTAGTAGTAAATTACCTGTACTATTAAATAAATATAATCTTTGAGTTGGACTTGCAATAGCTCCAGCCGTTCCACTTACCGCTGTTTGAATAAGAACACCACCATTTGCGTCTAAACCAATTGTAGCACCAGCACTTGTTGTTCTATAAATACTATTTGTACCATTATAATAAAAATTGCTTGATAAATATAAATCATTATTATTAGTATTATTTGATGCAGTTATTAATGCCGCATTACCTACAAATAAAAATGTACTACTTGCATATAAAGGAGAGGGTACTGTTATTGTATTTTGAGAATTAAATGCACTATTACCTCTTACGCTTAACGCAGTATTACTTACCCCCGTAAACGCACCATTAGTAAACGTAGGGTTAATATCTAATCCTACTAATACATCATTGTTTGCTGCTGCTACTAAAGTAGACGTAAGGTTTGCACCACGAGCGATAGCACTTGCAGCCGTTGTTGAACCTGTAATAGTAGTTGTCCCCTGTACTCTTGCAGTACCATTAACGTCAAGACGGAAACCTGCGTCTGTGGTTGTTCCGATAAGTACGTTACCTGCTACAGGATTTAATTCAATATTACTATTATTTAATATCCTAAATGCATTGTTGCTGTTATTATGAGTAAATCTAATAAAAGCCTGTCCTACTGTTCCTGTATTTGATGTAATCCCTAATGTACCTCCACTAATAAAGTTGCTTCCATTTTGAGCGCCAAGCCAAAGAGTATTAGTTAAAAGAGCATCACCAACATCTCTTATATAAAAAATATTACTACCTGCTGTATTTAATGCTTGAAATACATAGCCAAATTGAGTTGTATTTCCTCTTACTTGAGCATTTGCATTTGCTCTTAAACTCCAATTCGTTACCCCTGTAAATGCACCATTAGTGAATGTAGGTGTTATATCCAATCCTACAAGCACATCACTATTAGCCGCAGCCGTTAATGTAGGAGTAAGGTTAGTACCTCTTGCTATTGCAGATGCAGCCGTTACACTATTATTAACTAATAGTTG